CCCAATTTGGAATCGCTGTCTGACATGCGATATTCTTGTTGGAACCACTTCCTCCCACTCCCTCTTGAGGGTGTGGGTGGGGCATCAGAGAATCTTGATTCTCTGGGTGTCACGTGAATGACACTGTACAGGACACACCATAGTCCTCGTCGTTGCCGGTGGAATACTCAACGGGGTTCTCATCAACTGTTTCTAGATCATAGTCTTTTGTTAAGACTTTACTAGCTCCTGTGTTGTTGAAAAACCATCCGTATCCGTATGTAGCCATTTCCAGCAGTTCCAAGTACTCGGTCCATTCCAGCCTGTACCTTCTGATGATGCTCTCAGGTGGGATATATGTGTGTGGGTAATCCTTGGCGTTGTCAGTGACTTTCCAGTCGAACTCTTTCACGGCATAACACTTCCCGTCTCCACTCTCTTTCCGCATACATTGGAGTATGTCGAAAGTTAAGTAGGGGTAAGCTCCTTGGAGGAGCGAACGTTGGAAATCTCTGCAGCGGGTTTCGAGACTGACAGTCTTCTTGCCTGGGACGTCTCCCTTGCTGGTACCTGAAGCGCGATACAATACACCCAAATTCAACATTGGGTGCCATTCTCCTCTCTCATCCTGAACGGGTGAGTGTTTTAAGAATTGTACGTCTTCAAAGTATTCCACTGCTGAACAACCTGTGAGGATGTAACCGGCTTTGGCAGCTGACGCCACCATGCCACGGTTCACCTCCCCAACACCCACTGCATCAAATTCATGAACTATTGAAAGTCCAATGAATAGGTTAGCAAGGTTATTGATGGCCGTCGTGAGTGTACTTCCAGTCATTAAGAGTTCTTCCACAGGTCGCAATTTGATCTTGTTGTCTTTGTTAGCATAAGACACCACTCTCAATACAGCCTTACACTGCTTGATCAATGCTTTCATGTCATGCCTTGACGAGTCAGTGGGCATTAAATCTCGCAACGTGTCAAACAAGTGCTTGGTGTGCGACGCATCACACGAAGAAATGTCCAAATTGAACCATTGAACATCTCCTTTCTTGTCCCTGATTGCTAAACATGAGTCGTCCGAGAAGTATAGAAAGTAGAAACGCCCGGGTGGATTCCTCAACAATTCAAAATGTTTCTTGAGTTCGAATGGATCTGGGGATTTGCAAAAAGCAAACTGTCCCCCTTCATACTCGATGACTTCATCATTCTGAGCGTGTTTAAGTAATGACGTTAGAATGAATCCTCTCAACGAGGCGCTCACTCCCAGATCACAAATACACCTTGGTTTCTTTCCGTATTTGGCCCATTCCTCTGGTTTAATCTTCCAAAGCACATCACGGAGCCAAATGTGGTGGTACTGGCAGCACACACCTTCTTCTATCATCTCATCATGAGCCTGAATCCTTAGAGCTCTCTTGTCGTGTGGATCGTCGTAATGCCTATACATTTCTTCCTCCGCTCCAAGATAATCTGAGAAATGAGGGGAGTATTTCTCCCTCAGATAATCAATGAACTCCTGTTGGTCCGCTATGTAAACAGCTTGATTATCTCTCAACTCTTGATCCAAACCCTCGATCTCTGGTTTACGAATCCCCGAAATCCTTCTCATCCCATACCTTTGATTTAAGTCGCTTCTAGCATACCGTATTCCATTAGTATCTAAGCATGGACCAAATCTGGTGATATAGGACCCATCAGGTTTTCCGCATCCCATAGGAAAGGACAGTTCATTGTTCTTGAAAAAGTCAGGGTTAGATCCTTTAGTTAACTGGATCCGGTTACTGAACTTAAAAGGTTCGTTTATGACCGAGGGAATTTCGGTCACTTGTACTGTCCCTATCCTATGGGGGTGCAACCGCGTAGGTATCCCTAGCGGGACCCCCATGCGCCGAAAGTTAATCCGGTCACAGGAGAGGTGGTGCTAATATCTTTCAATCCACGAGCGATAGCTTGCTGCACATAATGGTGGATGGTGTTGCAGAATATCTCAGGACTTATATTCCACACTTCAGATGCTATAGGACTCTTGAGGGCAACTGATTTGACTGCGGCAACTGAACTAGCCACGATCTCACACGCTCCCTTGTCAGTCCTTCTCACAAACTGGCGCTGAGCTAAATCTTTAACTCTGCTTTCGCTCATGTCGTTCAGATACTCGTAGAGCTTAGAGTAAATATCAACCTTGGCACACGACTTGTAGTATGCCATCCCCAGGAACACGAAGTCATTCTGGATTGTGGAGGTGTAACTGGCAGGCTTGGTCCAGTGCGCACTCCAAGGCAGCCCCCAGGTGTATGTTTTAACTCCATTGCTCCTAAAGAACACTGTCTCCTCTTGAGTCAACCCGCCTCCACTGTTGAGCTCATACCCCACTCCTTGTTGAAGGAATGGCATTCGATCCTTTATGTAGGTACAACACCGGGAATAGAGGCTGAGAGTAGCTCGAGGGTCCATGGTGTAGTATACTGTGACTGTTCTGACTTCACTTGGTCCATCGAACAAATGGGGCGCCACTGGGATCACAGATGGTGATCCGTAAATAGGGTGCACTCTAGCCCACCAAGCCTCAACTGGCTCGAGTGACTTCTCTCCATAATCTTCAGGCGAATCCATTGGGTCTGTTATCACCACCTCCTCGCGATTGAGTCGGTTTCTGGCCCTATGGAGTATATCCACCACGGGGATCTCGTCGTCGAGGTAGTACACATTCAATCCTTCGAATTCAGGGTCAAGGTCCACAAAAGGGGACCACCATGGGTTGTCTGAATAAGCCTTCCCATCGAGGGACCGTGCGAATTTCCAGCAATGGAGGGTGTCGAATTCTTCAACCTCGCACTTGGGAGGGTCGTTGAACGGAAACCCGCTCAACTCCACCTCAATCCCCTGGTCTCGCTCAGCACGCTTCATCCGTTTTAACTGCGCATTTGAATCTGCGTATTTCAATGGTATCTGATGCTTCCCTCTAGGCCTCACCCCATGTAATTCACATGGGTTGGCTTGCCAACACCAACGCTCATCACAATAACCCCCGACCCTGTGCTTCCTCCACTCACGAGCCCACTCCTGACTTTTGCTGTCTTCCGACTCATAATCATAGATCCTCTTCTTCCTCTCCTTCCGGCACCGGGTCTTAATTTCATCAAACGTTCTGAACGGTGGCTTCACCCGCTCTATTTGTCTTTGCAACCACTCACGCCTGTTGTAGAACGCCGCCGAAACCCCCTTCAATGCGCGAAGGAACTTTCGTTTGTCTCCACTTTTGAGTTCCACTGGGACTTTGGCGGAGAAGTCGATGGTTTTGGGTGCGAGTGGTCGATCTGCTTGAATTCTTGGAGGCCCATTGATGAACCTGCTCTCAAGCTCCCAATAGTTCTTCTCGGCTGCACTCATGACGAACTTACCTTTGGTCACAACAGGCTCCTCCTCTTTCGAGGGTGCAATGCTAATTGCCTGTTTGACTTCTAACGGTAACTCTGATTTGAGCGCCTCCCTTCGCTTCTCTTCTACTGTCTTTTCAACCTCCTCTCTCCGAACTTTGGATTCAACAACAGGGGTCTCGTGATCGTCCCAAGGGTTTATGGGGATGTGGCTTTGTTCCACATCCTCTACGACCAGATTGGACTCGCATGTAAAGCAAAGACCGTAGTTCACCACTTTTGAGGGGAACATGGCGAAACATCCTTTACACCTAACGTCTGAATCAACGGATTGAGTTTGGGTTTCATAGACAGTCAACTCCCCGTCTTCTTTCTCCTCCAGTGTGAAGTATCTCCGATCGCTGAGATCATGTCCATGCTCAGCCTCTTTGCACTCAGGGTACAAAAGGTGGCATTCTTCAAACTTCATAGGTCTACGAGGTGTATCCTTACGGTCCTCCTCCTTCGCCCTCTTGGCATTCTTGGCCTCAGTGAGTCGGCGCATTGCCTGGGCGAAGTTGGACTTAGGGTTGTTGGATCTCTTCTTGTGCAAGTGTCGGCCCCCTGACACATCACACTTGACTCCTCCGTGACACTTGGTGTACTCTGCAACGTCGTCTGAATTTGTCCAACTTCCTTGGTTCCCATTCAGAGAAGACCTGCATCGGAAGGACTGATCCAAGTAATGCCAGATTATCCCAGCAACTGAGGCGGAACTATTGCGGTCTCTCTCCATCTCCAAACGTCCTGCTAGGGAACTCTCACAGCGACTGGAGGTGATATCAACAACCACAGCCCCATTCTCTTTGAAGACAAAATGTTTCATGACCCTCCTACAGTAAACACCTCTGTAGTTAGTTCCGAAGTTGCACCACCTCAAAACTTCAGACAGCATGTATTTACTCCTCCTGTACTGAGAACTGTCTCTGATCTGCTCCTCCATCGTGTTGAGGATGATGTTCAAACGGTGTCTAGCCCTGGCGACCATCAGCCCATCTCTCCACACCTCCCTCCCGTTAGGGACCCCCTCTGGAGCGTCGGGGATGTTGTAGTTCATCATGATCTCGCATACAGATGAGGGGACGATAAGTTCGAAGTCACCGAACAGATCATCAGTGTTCGTCCAGGATCCGTGGGTTCCGCTGAGCCCCCAGGTTATCCTAAGATTTCTCAGGTTGAGCTGCTCCGCCGCTAACATTCTTGCGAAAGCTGGGTGTTCTCGGACTCGCTTGAGCTCAGCAAGTTCAGTCTGGAGCTTGACCAACTTGTTGGTCACTTCCTCCATCCTGTCGACGACGTACGTGCATGTGACTTGGTATCCCTCCACTTCAACTCGTTCGACGTCATCTGTGTTGGTACAACTACCCTGGTTCCCATTTAGGTCAGATTGCACCTCCGGGTCCATCTCATCAGCATACCCAATGTGGCCCCAATCGTCATTGAAGTCTTGGGGGGGTCGGGGTTTTCTGTCCACCGCCCCAGATCTCTCTCTAGTCGTCCTCTTGAGCCTCTCCACCTCTGCTCGCAGAGCTAAGAACTCCACATCTCTCTTGAGCGACTGCAGATCTGAGTCACTAACGCTATCCCGCGATTTGTGTTCATACAACGAAGAGATGCTAGGATCAACGTATTTGGATAACGCCCCAAGAGCCTCTGCGAACGTCAAGTCGAAGGGGGCCGATGATCTGGGAAGTGGTGTGGCGCATGGCCAGTCAACTGTTCGACTGAATTGGTGTATCCAATCCACCACTCGACCCAACCCGCTGGGGGGGGGTTTTCTTGGGACGCGACCTGCCACAGCGTCACACAGGTACTGGAAGAAGTCAGTCCTCGTGTACTTCTCCACTCTCCTTGATGATAATCCTGTGGATATGGACGTGTCTTGACGCTGGATTGTGATTCCTCCTCCTATGCTTGCGGAAGGTAATAACCCATCTCCTCCTGACAGCGTGAACAAAATGTTGGGAGGCGACAACTCTGTCCCTGATCCATCGTACTTGTAATAAGCTTGTGAAATCATGGTCGTTAAACCGGAGTTGCTACCCCCTGTGGATGGGGCATTGACCTCTCCCCACCCTTGGTCAAAGAACACAGGAGTCTCGATCATACCTCCTGAACCCGACATTGTGACTAGTGTCAAGTTATCCGTGGCGGCTCCACCCACGTACCAGGTGACTAACCAAAGCGAGTCCACCTCAATGCTGAGTGGGAATGAAATATTTCTTTGGTCGGCTTGTGGGAACATTCCAATGGTGTCGACCCTGGGCTGCTTCACCAACACTGTGTCAGGTAGCGGTCTGAGTGGCGTCCCCGGGTCTCCTCCTAAGGGCAGTAAATCCATGAAAAACATCGACCCCCCTGAGCTCTCCCGAGTGGCGGGCTTGAGGTATTCCATGTCGTATGTGATCCACACTTTCACTGCCCCTGGATAATCCTCCGCTGATCCCGACGTCATGATGTCCAAAATGCCCATCTGATAGAATTGTAGATCTTGGCGAGTTGACCCTGGAGGGAGAATCTTCATTGGAGAAATGATTGTAAGCTTCGGGTCACACTCAATAGGGAACATTTGGTTGCGACTTGGTTTGTCCGAACTTGAGAACAAAGCATTGAGGATCTCTACTTCTGTGGTTGGGGCCGGGGATGTGACGTCGTACCTAATTGACCCAGATATTGACCCTAATCCATTGCTCCCAACGGCCATCTCTGAAGAAGTGGAATCAAGGACAAAACACCCTCCATGCAATATCCACTGCTGAAAATTGTCGGAGAATCTTCCTCCCCAAGGAAACGTTCGCCGCTTGGTTGGATCAATAACCCAGGATGTGACTGTGGGATCAACTGTCATTGCCAAATTGCCCAGGAACTCGTGGAATTGAAATCGAATCCCTCCGTTGGTGGTCCCAAATGTGGGGATGGTGCTGCTGGCGAGCAAGGAGTTCTGCCTTATATCGGCCACGGCTCCGGGATTGATATTGTAGTCACCACTACCGAAAATGGATGTGAAGAAACTCTTGAGTTTCCCAGATGCCCAACTTCCGACCTGTGCTCCCATATCCCCTAAACCATAATCCCCACGCCCTCGAATCACCTTCCCCAGGCTCAGCGCCCCCTTGTTCTTCGGGTTCTGCTGCTTCTTGACGATGTACGCCTTCTGCCTCTCCAGTTGGACAACCCTTGCAGCCCGCTTCTCCTTGCGTTGCGCAGGATTTTTCTTTGTCCCCTTCTTCTTTTTCTCAGACATATCGTCACTGTTAGTCCAAGATCCCTGATTGCCATTCAAGGACGACCTCTGTTCCGAGGTCGGGGTGGGTAGTCCTTCCACGCAGTGGATAGCCAGAGAGGTACTAGCGCAAAATCCCTTACGGGGCGCTTTCCACAGTCCAACACATAACACACTACATGCTTCCCCTTTTGTGTGGCCAAACAAGCACCACACCTTCTCGCCTCTTATGGCCGAGTGTCCACCCAAAGGGTGGTACAGTTCACTCTTTACTCTCATGGGAGAGATGGGTGTGTAATCCCTATGATCCAAGTGCGTCACTCTCGAATCGTTTGTCAATTGTTCGCCAGCCCCCTCACAACGGCCCTCATCCCTCTTAGCAGAACACCAAGGTGTCTGGTTCGAGTGGTACAGAGCATGAAGTGAGTTTGGAACTGACTGGTTTAGGCCACGCTTACCTAACCAGGTCTTTGCAGTAGAGTCGATTTGACTAACACATCTACTACCTCCTGTCATAATTAAAACTTTCGTAACCAGTGGTCTATCGGTGGGTGCGCGTAACAAGCTCGCACATTATGCCCACTTTACCGGGTGGTCAGCCAGGATTTTAAAAATTCGCGCTTTTTGCCAAGTTTCTGAAACCTGGACCCAAAAGCCACTCCCTCAAGACCCCCTTGAGCATCCTTCCTTTTCTTTAGATTAAACTATCAGACTTGGTTCTATACCAAGACCGACTATTTCGGTAACGTTTAAGCTGCCTTACACTAACGGAGAAGGAGGTTCTAAACCTCCACTAACCTCATGTTGGGGCTGGCCCCCCTATCCTCATGGGAGGGGTACCTACTGCAGAAAGGTCAGACGATCGCGGGGAATCCCTACGGAGCGCCGACAGTGTTTAGCGATAGCCGACTGGACAGTCGTGAAAGGGATGGAGTCATCGGTCGACAGACGAAGGTAGTGTCAACTTGATCCTAAACTGGGTTTACACCCCAGTATCCAACCAACTTAAGTGACTCATGCGTGGGTTTTCAAGCCACACCACATATCACGTATCCCAGGAGCTCCCTTTTACTATGGAGTTCTCGTTAAAAGCCCTTGAACAAGGTGAAA